TATGCAGATGTCTTAATTAATTTTCCTGTTGTACCATCAAAAAGAGCCAATCTACTATTTACTGTCGATTCTGGACCAGTCACGGCACCATCTATGTTGGTCTGCACGGCCACCCAGTCGGCATCGAGATTGCCAGAGCCCGCACGGTCAACAGTGGCTGTCACAAGATCGCCTATCTCGCATACCTTTCCCTTGATAGTCCCTGCCGTGATGACCTTGTATGTCCATCCTGCATTGTAGGTTGAAAGGGCGTTGAAGGCGGCTATCTCATGCGTACCACCAGTACCGACCGTCCCCTTGAAAATCATTGCATCGGCGGTAGCCATGATGCCGTCAACATACGTCTTGTTCGTCAAATCTGAACCCGCCGATGGTGCTGCCGTAACGGTGACCTTAGCTGCCGTGATGTCCTTTGCCTGAAAGTCGGCGTAGGTTCCCGCAGCTACCTTCACGCTCGCTTTCGATGCGCTTTCCGCATGAACACTAATATTGAATCCATCAACATCAACGCCTATTTGCGTGTCTAAAGTGGAAAGGGCTGTTTGTGCGGTTATTGTCGCACCTGAAATATCGGCGTAAGCGGTATCCGCAATATTCCTTACCAACAGACCTGTTGCGGCGGCTTTCAATAGTTTTCCGTCCGTTGCGTTGTCCGAATCAATAGTAAACGATTGACCAGTAGTCCCCGTGTCCGTGTTCTGTACATGGTCGGTCGTCGGACGGGCAACCCATTTCAGCCCCGTCACCTCCGCATCGTCACGCACGAGCATATATCCGTTCGTCCCGCCCGCCAAGACGGTGGGTACTTTTGTCGTGGCAATGGCCGTCAGCAAGCCGCCCTTGTCGATGTTTATGTATTTCTCCGAGAACTCCGTCCCCGCTGCTGACACATTTTGCGTTAATAATAGATCAAATTGCATAACATTTAATTTAATAATTTATACTCACATCCTTCATTAATCCGTATTGTAAAGTTTGTACGGAATCCTGATGTTTTCGTTGTTATCCAACGCCAACCCGATGATCTGCAACAGGTCTTGATGCGTCAAGATCACCCCGCAAAAATAGTCCTCGCCGCAAAGTCCGTCAATCTGTCCCTTGATGGATTCCATCGCTTCCCGCTCCTCACGGATGGCCTCCTCACGCAACGCCTCAATCTCGGCCAGCCTTGCGGCCGCCTGCTTGGCCTCTTCGACCAGCTCCCTTGTCTTTCTTGTCTTTTTCATAGTTGTTTATGTTTGTATTAATACCGTTTTTTTCCAGATGGCATTCGTCGTCCCTGTCTGTACACATATGTACAGATAATCGTCCGCCAGTGACATCTGCCCGAAGACGCCCGCATCGACATTCGTCTGCTTCGCCCCCGACCCGATGACCGCCGTTGTCCCGTTGACCGTCAGGTTGCCCGTGATCGTCACGTTGGCCGAATTTGCAAGGTTGTCGATCACCAATGCCCCAGTCGCATCGTCAACGGTCATGTTGATGGCACTCATGCCATCGGGACTGGCTACCTGAACCTCCTTGGAATAGATGACCGAATAGGAATAGAGCGCATATACGTCAGTGTCGGCAGTGTTACTTGCTACATGCTCGACGCTCTCTACCGTGAATGGTATCCCTGTCCATATCATAGATAATCTATATTTTGATTCCTACGCTCCACCTGTGGAAAATAGTACAGCGATAGGGTGTACAGATAGTTCTTGCATTCATCCCACAACGTGCCCGCTATCTCACGGAAGGCGGCGGCTCTATTCTTCATCTCGGCCGCACTGATGCGCTGGAAGGTCGTACCCGTATGCTCAACGAAGCCCGAAAAAGTGTCCTGGATGTAGGACTGCTCGACATAACGGGCATAGAGGAGATAGGCGCAGACCTGCTTCAATCCTGCAAACGTATAGATGACACCATTGACCGTGTATGTCCCGCCTGAAAGCAACGTAGTGTAGGTAGCAGGTGTGCGCAGCATGTCCTGATAGAACTCGAACCCAAGATATTTGACAAGATCATTGGCCTCTACCTCCTTCTGTAGCTGCGTGAACAACCCTGTGTTGTTCTTATTGAGCGGCTTGATCGCCTGTTGCTCGGCCAGCGTCCATAGTGCCATAATTGAGTTTTTTTATTGTGAAATTCGCCTTGCTAAGTGCGGGGTTGGCATTCGTTGCGAACAGCGATGAGAACCATTGAGACAATTGAGTGCGTAAATCTTCTGTCTGCGTATTGTAGAACGCTATGGCTTCTTGAAGGAGCGTCCCCGACGGTGCTGACAGCTTACCACCCTCCCATTCGATTAATATCTGCGGAATGGCATACAGCGATTTGCGGATGTTGTTGGCTACCGATGTCTCATAAGATTCAAAAATTTTATCGTTGATATTCTGCTCTATTTTTTGTAGCTTAAAATTCAGCGATTCCATGAAATTGCCTTCACCGTCGAATGAAGCCTCAGCCAACAACATTGACCCTTCATGCTCGCCCCCCTGGAATTTCTCCAGTACCCGTTTGAAGTCCGATGCCTGTTCTCTTGTCTGGAATGCTGTATGATAGACGATATATTTTGCAAAGAAGCCTCCCCGCAGTTCGCCATTCTTGAAGGCCGATATTTGAGCCTCGGTGTCGGCATCCTCCAGCGCAGGGTCTATCGTTGATAGCGGATAGACATACTCGTCGTCAAGAAAGAGGTGCGCAATCTGTCCCCTGTATTTGTCCGTGAACTGTTGACGTACGACATCCTCCCTTGAATTGAAGGTGTCTATCATCAGTATGTCGTCACGCTGTGCGATGGTCTTGTCCCAGTTGACAGAGACATGAATCTTTCCAGAATAACCCGCCGTGTCGCTCTTGCCTATGCGACAGTCACGGAATGGAAGATATTTGATCGCCGTCGATTGCAGGTTGGCATCATAACCGACCTGCACAAAGACACCGTTATGCCGTGAGATGGAGGAGGCGCATTGCGAAAGGAATTTAAAAAGCGTTGTCTGCCCGAGAAGATCATCGTTGACGATGACAGTATTTAGTGCCTCATCCTCGAAGCCCCCGCCGATGATGAATTTCTTCAACATCGAACAGCCCATCTTTGCCGTGACCGATGCGTTGATGATGCGCTCGACACGTTGCGGATAGGCGTTGTCCTTGCCATTGAGGAAAATGCCCTTCTGCTTGTCAAGACGTATCTCATTCCTGCGAGGCAGTTTCGTCAATTCCAGTTGCATGACTTATCGTTTTTTTGTCCCTACACTCTTTTTTACGACCTTTGCGGGCTCGGCTTTCCTGACAGGTTCTTTTTTTTCTTCCTGTTCAACGGGCAACGCCCCGAAAAGACGGACATATAGCCGTTTGTCGCTTTCAAGTATCCCTGCTTTTTCCTTCTCGGTTATCGTCGTTCGGTCATAATATTGACCATTGTAATATACATCGTTTTTCATTGTTTCGTTTTGATGACTGCGGACAGTCCGTATATAATTCTTAAGCTGGCAGTCACAGGCGGCAGGCTCTCTGCCCGTCAGTCGTGACCATTCACGCACGATGACCATCGTCAGCTCACCCGAACGTAGGATCTCGGCGTCCGTATGAGCCAACGCCTCATCGATGGTCATTAGGTCTCGGATGTGGTCAACAGGGCAAGGGTCGTGGCATAGTCGGTCTTCCACAGCACATAGGCGGAATATTCCTCCTCCATCCCGGTACGGGACGAAAAAGATATGTTCGTCACGGCGTTGTTGTCATTGGCCATCTGTGTCTGTGCATCCTTCCATAATCCATTCTTTGATCCATAGACGAGGAAGCAGCCTTCGGTCTGCGATCCGTTGACCTCGACTACGGCTATGATATTATCCGCCTTGTCTATGTTGGCTCGCTCGGCAGCCGTGGCAGCAAATGAATCCACCGTCCACTTGTGTTTGTATACAGTAGGGAAGTTCTCGGAAATGACGGCCTCCGAACCTGCATTCATGAAGTCCTTGAACCCTTCGACGGTGAATGAGGTCTTGCCCGTAACCTTGACGAGGTTGGTGATAGTGTTCGTCGAATACGTCATAGTAACCTCGTTCATGTTGAATATCCACGCCTTGGGTTTGAGCCCTTTTACTGGGCGTTTGGTGCAGTCATACGCAAGGTCTGCTGTCACCGGTGTTATACATGCCATATATTATTTTTTTAAGATGTTGCAAAAGTGTAAGTCTGACCTGTCTGCGGATAGACGTAGACAGTGCCATAAAAATTGGTGTCGAGGACAATATTGGCCGATGCTACCGTCTGTTTTGGCACACCGTCCTCTGTGTACCCGATGGCGATGACCGTCATCAGATCTGTTCCACTATTAGAGGACACATCATACAGGTTGTCAATCTGGTTAACAGTATGCGCCACGATACCAAGAACCGAATCGACGGAGAGCATCGTTGCCAGTATCTCATCAGTCTGACCGACACCAAGGTCAAAGACATACTCCGAGTAATCCTCCTCCATGTCCGTGCGGCTCTCATAGGTGACAACCGTCATCGCTGACGATTCATTGGCCATGAGCGTTTGCGATGCCTTCCACAGACCATGTTGAGCACCAAAAACGGCATAACGTGTATCAGTCGTCAACGAGTTCTTCTTGACAACGACGATGATACCATCCATCCCGTCAAGAGCGAGCTTCTCGGCCGTGTCCAGTCCGCCGATGGTGGCCTGAAACGTGTGCTTGAAGGCATCTTCCTTCACCTCTGACGTGACGAGCGTATGACCCGCATTGAGCCCGAATTTCGTTGCCGTGATCTTTGGAAACCATGCCTGCGTAGGAAGAAATGTTGTGATCTCCCACGGGTTCACGGCGTCAAAGAGTACCGTTGTGGAAGCCCACGGCACTATCCATGCCGTAGGCTCTATGCCACGCCTTGCTCCTACGCAAAGGTTGATGATGTTGTCGGTAATTAACCTGTTACAGCTCATATCCTTTTTTTTGTGAAGGGGTTGTCCCCTTCGGTTAGTAAGCTACAGAGGCCATCGCCGGACGCAATACCTTGACGTCGATGTCAAAGGCATAACGCATGATATTCGTTCTGTCTTTCTGATAGAAGAACGATTCGATGTTCTTGATGTCATCCTCCGACAGGGTGGCGACTGGCGTATTCTCCGGTGTGGTGAAGATGCCCCTGTTAGGAAGGTTGTACGTTGCCACGGAGGGAGTATATCCGGTATCAAGAATCTGGAAGTCGCTCAATATCTTTGCACCGATGAACCCAGATTCGTAAACCGGTTTGCCCATGAACGCCATCTTGGCCACACCGTCAATGATGACGTTTGTGAAACCTCCGTTGGTTGCCGGAACGGTGGAAAGATAAGTGGAGTAGTTCCAAAACAGGGCAGGGGTCAGCTCGAAATACGATGTCGGGTCTGATTTCAGATGATCGTCGGCGTTGTCCCACATGCCTTTCAACGCATCATAGCCTGCGGTAGAACCGAGGGTCAGCTGCAATGTCTTGGTAGCCGTGGCGTTGGCGGCGATGGTGTAACGAGGGGTCGTTCCGGCAGCGACATAAGTAAAGAATTGTTTCCAGTAACCATCGACGGCGGTATAGAATCTGGTGTCGACACCTGTCTTGATGTAACCGCCCGCCGTGTCCTGGGTGGCGTCGGTATCGCCAAGATAGGCGCTGCGCTCACGTGCCTCGGAGATGAATGTCAGTAGGCGTGAGATGATATAATTCAACACCTCGTTTGAGGAGGATATGTCCGAGTGATCACGGGCAAATTTCTTCACCAGCATCTTGAAGTTTTGGTCAACTTCCTTTTGGCAATGGGTCACCTCGTCGCCGATTGTTACCAAGTCCCAGTAAAGTTGCGTGAACGCTAAGTCCATGCCTCCCGATGCCGGAGGTGTGCATCCGCTATCCACCCATCCTGAATTTGAGTTTCCGCTGTCAAGGACAATTTGCGTCTTGCCTACGATGCCCGATACGAGCCGGTGTTTCTTCTGAAATGCTGCCTCATCACTGTAGATGAGCGGTGCGATGATTTCGCTGACGGCTCTCGCCTCTTCTGGGTTGATCGTCAGACTTGAAAGATCAATTACTGTTGCCATAGTTTATTTGTTTTTTGAGATTGTTTTTGTTTTCATTTCCTGCAATTCGGAAAGACGGCTGTCGTCCTTCTTTTCGGTTTTCTCCACCGGAGGCACTTCGATCATCTCCGACTTGATCTGCGACCGAAGCATCGCCTGTGCTTTAACTCCGTCAGAGACCTTTTTTTCAAGCTCGGCGTTGGCTGCTTCCAGCTCGGTGATCCTTGCCTGTAATGCCTCCATGTCAGGTTGTTCTTCAATTTTTTCTGCCTTATCCTCTTCCTCCACGGCAGGGCGTATCTCCTTCAGTACTCCAGCCTCAAAAACGAAGGTAGAGCCATCAGCCATGACGATCTCACCCGATGGTGTGCCACCGTCCACCATGCGTGCCGTATCACCGACAGCGGGCGATGTCCCTTCCGGTACGTCGGGGAACTCGATCTGTGAGCCATTGGCGTCGGTCATCACGATAGCCACAAAATTAATGCGCCGGTTGAACAACGCAACAAAACGACCCCAGAGCGTCTCATGGCTCTGGTTGATCATAGTTTCAACATCTTCTTTTTCCATTTTATTTGTTTTTAAATAAGCTACTGCCTGAAAGCGCATGATCTGCGCAAAGTTGATTGATTCCAGTTGCTCCTCGCTCAACGGCTCGTTGATCTCCATCAACGCCCGCACGACATCTATGTCGGCCGCCGTCTGACGGGCTATGTAATGTGCTATTCGGTTTTCCGAATCATGCATCTCGGAACTCAAATAGGACAAACCTGCCGCCGTCGTGTCCATCCCCTTCATGTCTTTTGGTGAGATGTAGGGGTTGTGTATCAATGCCACGCCGTTCGATGGGTTGAAATAACGTTTTTCAAACGGAAGGGCAAGAAAAACGGATGAGGCTATCGAAGCCACGTTGCCCGAATTCTGTACCGATTCAAAACGGTCGGCCTTCTTGGCTATGAACTCGGCCATGCGCTCGCCATCCTCGACATAACCTCCAACGGAATCAATGAAAAGGCGAATTTGCTCATCCTTTGCGGCAGCGAAATCATTGACCAGCTGCTTGAATGTGTAGTCCTGACCGATGATGCCTTTTATTTCTATTCGTGCCATAATGCCATTTTTTACAAAATAAATACTTTTCGTTAGCTGAAATAACACGTTCTGATTTTCGTTGGCATGTGCGTGACATCATATTCCAAGAAACTTGGTCAGCTTTGTCAACGAGATATTGTATTTGACCGTCAATCCTGCGACATATTCCATCCTGCCGTCTTTTGCCGCATGATATTCGGTGCAGGCAAGAAAATATCTGTCTAAGTCATCACGGTCCTCAACCTCTATGACGAACTGATGAGGGTTAAGCTTATGTACATGATGGTTCGATGGCAGGTTGCCTTCATGGATGCGGCGCATGAGCGTATGGTAATGCACCGTGCGCCCGTCAATCTTGAACATCTTCCTATAATTCTCAACGGTATAGATCATATCGAGTTGTCATTTTTCAGTTGAACCTTGGTGTTGATGGCAGTAGTCACGTCAGAGGTAACAAGAACAGGCTGTATAGGGTTGTCCTGTAATGCTTGCGACACGCCTGCGGCCACCTGACCCGTTATGTCCTGTGAGGGTTGTGAGGTGGCTACGGAAGTAGAGGCCGAAACCGCAGCCTGTTCAGCCACCATTGCTGATGCAGGCACGGACGCCGAAACTGCCGTGCTTCCACCTGTATCACCCTTCAATCCCGATTGCGTCGCCCATATCTTGCGTACGTTGGCTAACCCTGAGGCGACGGCGGCGGCTGCGGCGATGCCTCCCAATGCCGGTCCGACTACGGGAATTCCTGCCAAAGACTTATACGCTTCCGTTGCCGACTGGTAGGTGGCTATCGCCGTCTGCGCCGAGGCGGCCATCTTGGCTATCTTGGTGTTTTCCCCGAATGTGCCCTCGATGTCGGAGAACATCTGGCTGAGTGCGGAGAGACGTGCTTTAATCACCTGTTCGTCAAGATTTTTCTTTAGCTTTGCATATTTTGATTCGATGAGAAAGACCTGCGCCCCCGATTCCTCGGCCACCCTGATCTCCTCTGCCATCTGCTCATCGAGTAACATTTTTTGAAACTTGATGTAGTCTGACGAATATTCATCTAATGAATCTATTTTATTTTTGAGATTGGTGATATTGGCATTACTTATGCGATCATCCTCTGACCGTTCCCATTCCTTTCTTTTCTTAGTCTCTTCCAAACGTGCCTCGGCGTTGACGATCTCAATCTGGCGGAGTATCTCCTTTTCTTTCTCGGGCTCGACCTGTAGGCGCAGTTCGAGCTCATCCGTCCGTGCCTTGCGGTCACGCTCTATGCGGTCAAGTTCCAACTGATTCTGTTGCGAAGCAGTCAGCTTTCCTTCGGTTATGAGCGTCTCGTCACGGATGGTCTGTAGGTCGAGTTCGTCACGGATGGCCGTAGCGAACATCTCCACCCTATCGAGTGACAGCTTGCGGACGGATGCGTTATACTCGTTCTCTATCTGTATTTTTTTCAACCGTGCCTCATCCTTCGTTGTAATTCCGTAGCGCACCTCCTTGTCAACGATGGCACGCTCGGCGTCGGCCAGCGCCTTCTCGTTCTCCAATTGTGACTTATAGTATGCGTCACTCATCAGCGAGCCTTCCTGTAATGTAGCCCGCCGTATCTCAAGTGCCGTCTCGTCGCCCTTGATCTCGGCCGTCCTCCGTCGCTCCTCGTTGGCGATGGCCTCGTCCGTCAGCTCCTTGCGTAACGTATTAAGACCTGTCATTAGACGGCGTGTCTCCTTGGCCAACTCCTCATCCTTCATCTGCGTGTCGGCCTTCATCTTCTGCAATTTCTGTATATCGCCCTCGTTCTTGTTATAGAACTCTCCGAATGCCGTGTTGTTCTCCATCGCACTTTTCAGCTGTTTGTCGTCGATTGCCAGCCATGATTCGAGCATTCGTTCCCGTCGTTTCATGTAAGCCTCATCCGATTCCCCCCGCCACTTGTCAACCTGGATCTTCGTTGCAAGGTTCTTCATCTCCGTCGAAGCCCGCTCCTCCTGAAAACCCTTCTCTATCTTGAACAATTCGATTTCCTTCTTCATACCTTCCTCGCCTGCCTTGACACGCTCCTTGTCCGTCAACATCTGGTTGCGCATGGCCGTCTGTAGATTGGCTATCTCCGTCCTTAGCTTGGCGGCACGCAGGAGCGAGGCAGCCTCACGGTCTCCTATCCAATCCATCATCTCGGCGTACTCGAACCCAGCCTTCGTCGTGTCCCGTATCTGACTTCCAATGCCACCGAAAGCGTCTTTAGCATTCTTCTTCAACCCGTCAAAGTCGAACCGTGCCAGCGAGCCGAGCATCTTGAAGAACGACATGGTGCGGTCAAGCAAGACGTCAATGACATTGCCTACAGCTTTCAGCGCACCCGCCAATTTTGTTGCACCCTCGTCGGTTGCCTTGAATGCCTTGGCAAGGAGTGCAAAGGCGGCGACGATGGCTGTGATTGCCGCCCCTACCGGTGTGGCCACGACAGCCCAAAGAGCCTTGGTGAGTGTCTTGACGCTCGTGATCGCCCGACCTATCGGCCCTGGCAGCCCGCCCATTGCCGTAGCCACTCCTCCTATTCCACGCTCATACTCCCCTACGCCACGCTGCGACTGCCCAACGGTCTTGTCTATTTTTTTCAACTCATCGTTGAGTGCGTTGGCTTTTGAAGATGCCTCAACTGCCTGTTTCGATTGTGTACCATAAGCCGCCCCCAAGTCTTTCGCCCGCTGTGCGGCTACGGCATATTCCTGGTTCAGTCGTTGATATGCGCCTTCCTCTCCTTTTGTTGCGTTGACCGACTGCTGGACGATCTTCTGGTTGGCCGACATCTGTACGCCGAGGTTCTTCAACTTGGCCTCGTTCTCGATGATCTTCTGCGAGTTTGTGCTGTATGCAGCATCCGATGTCTTGCCTTGTGCAATGAGTTCTTTCTGCGATGCTATCAGCTTTGCTGTCTCCTCCTTCAATAGCCGTTGCGCCTCCTTCTGCTTTTCGAGGTTCTTCAACGCCTCTCCTGCATCGACACGTATGTCGATAAGTACGGTATCATCCATTATGGTAGTTTTATAAGTGTTAATTTTGCCTGTCCTGTAACGAGATTGTAAGCCATTGAATCAACCCAGTATTTTCCCATCAACTGCTGCGATATGATGATTCGTGTGTCCATGATGGTGTTTGCCTTGTATGGGTCTATCCACCCAGTGACGTCAAGTATGACCGGTGCGAGAAAGATAGGGTCAAGAACGTCCGAGTAGAGGCCGTCCATGTCTATGGCCTTGGCCTTATAGGTCATGACGTATGATCTCCACGAATCAGTCGATGAGAACATTACGCCCCGAGGTGCATATGTGTATGTATCATATGCCATGATGATCATCGACTTGCGTGCATCATCCGAGCTCGTCCCCCAGAGACCGTTAAGAACAGAAGATTTTTGTGTTGAGAATGGAAGGGTAGCCGACATCTGTACCAAGTCCTTGTCTCCCGTCATGTCAGGGCAGGAGACCGTATCCATCGCAATGTCCTTGTACGCCTCGTAATTGAGCACCTTGTACCGTATGTTGTTCGTCTTGCCGTATTCAGTAGGCACACGTTTCGTAATGTCCGTGAAAGTATCTATGGCTATCGATGTGGCTGACATCATCGTGGAAACCTCGGTCAGCGTCAGCGTCTTACCACTTAGCTTGATGTCACAAAAGAACATCTGTGCCAGCGTCTTGACGAAATCCGAAACGGTCATGATTGTCGTTTCTTCTTGAGAGACATTAAGATTTTCGTTATATTGCATCAGCGTATAAGGCGATGTGCCCGTGCGATTGGCATAAAAATAGGCGTAACGAAGGAAAAGGAAGCTCTTCTCCAGATAAGCGTTCGAGATGTCCCCCGTTATTTCCACGTCCGTCCATGTTGCACATATCTTGTCTATAAGTGCATTCACCATGATAGCACATGTATTTGAGTTATAATAGTTGGTGTTTACATTAAAGTCCTCAACGTAAGGAGAAAAAATAAGCCCCTGTTGAACCGGGATTGCACACATTTCCGCAATCATTTCGGATGTGGAAAATACCCCCCTTGTCGCTGTCAGGTTGAGCGAATTGATGTTCAATGTCTTGATGTAATCCAGCGTCCCCAGCTCATCGTATGAGACTGAACACAGATAATCCTTGCCAAATTCCTTGTATGTCAACATCGCCTGTCGGGTGAAATAACCCCGCTGTATCGTCACCTCCAGCCGAAAATAACCGTAACGGCTCAACTGTGATGAGAACGAGAAGGCCTTCTCGTTTGTCGGCGTGCGTGGCAATCGGAACTCGTTTGTGTAGGTTATCGTCCTATCGGCCAATGACAGGAGCGAGATTCCTCCCATGTTGATCTCCACCGTCGTCGATGGGTAGACATCAAGCCTTGTTCCTGCGGAGGTGATGATGTTAATAGCTGACGGCATTTTGTGTGGCTTTCAATGAGAGTTTGAAATTAAGGTTCTGTTTGCATTCGGCGGCCGAATCAGAGCAAGATTCAACCTCCCAGACTTTTGTTTGATAAATTACAGTTGGAGAATTAGCTATTTTTGTAAGCAAATTAAAATGAATCTCATCAACTGCTATTGTATCCAGATTAATTATCTTAATTATATCCTTCTGAATTTTTCTGCTTTTTGAATATTGATATTCATTTGTTGAAGCATAAATTGGAATATCATTGCTACTTTCACATCTGTTTTCTTCGCTCAATTTTCTGAATGACCAAATTGACCATTTGCCGTCTGCGTCAATCCATTGGATCATACCAACTGTTGAGGCATAACGATACACAAGATCTAATGTTATACCCGCTTCGAGACTTGTCATTTTCCCGGTTAGATAATGGGAAGTATCAAGACCTACGTTATTATATCCATGAGCTAAATAATATGCCTTATCTACTCCATTGAGTGTCAGGATATAACTTCCTTCTGCATTTTTATTGTAAAATGATATTATTCCATTATGATAAATATCTGCAAATGACCCAGTTTGATAAACCCATGTCTCATGTAAATATACTCCGTTATCTGGTGTGATATAACATAATTCAAGCGTCTCTCCATCTGTAATCTCTGAACCAGCTATTTTGATTGCATAAACAAATGACTTCGTAAGACCTGTAACTGTATATGTTGTAGGTGGAAACCCGAGCACATATTTCAGTATATCGGAGAAATCGAAAAAGAAGGTATCCACCGTTCCATTGGTTGCAGTCTTGACGGGCGTAAAGACAACCACTGCCCCGTCTATCGTTGATTCAACGGTGACGGCTGTCCGTGCAGCCCCTCCCCAGTTAACGGTAAACGCTATTGTCTGTCTGGAAAAAGCTGAAATAAGTGGTATTGGTTCTCCATAATCAAGTATAAGAACCTTTGTTATCGTCAATGTTATTGCCATATCTTTTTTATTTCGGAAGTTATCGTTGTCGTGTACATCTTACCAAGCTGACGGTTCAGCTCCTCCATTCTTTCAGCGGTGAACGTGTCGTCAAGCAGTCGTCCATCATTATGTGCGTTAGGCACACTGATGCCCTCACGTGCTATCTTCCACGCCACAGCGTAAGCGTTCAAGTCAAGCCCCTTGTCCTGTACCCAGTCATTCAGAAAGGTCGACCCAGCCCATCCGACCCACGCACGAAGAGCAGCAGGCATCTGGTTCTTGTTTGGCTTTCGGCCTGTGACCATCACGCCGACATGAGGGGGGGCTGTCATCGTAGACTGGTATTCCGTTGTCTTGATCTTAATGCCATCAGCGAAAGCCCCCGAAGCCCTCAACCCCTTGCTGTCATAGTTGTCGATGAGGTCAACACGACGCTCGGCCATCCATCGTTCGAGCACATCCCTTACCATGACAGGAATTGTATGTCGGCAGATACATAATCTACCGATTCTGAGAACTGGTTCAGCTCACGGAAGTAAGTGACCGCCTGCGCCTCGATGTTTGTTGCACAACCCAACACCTCACGCAGGAAATCATCCAGCATTGTTAAGAGCGATTGAAGCCGTGCCTCGTATTTCTGTAGTTCGGTCTCCCCGACGCTTGAAATCGTGTCTACCCCGTCCACCGTCTCCGTCTTGCTCAACAGCAACAGCTTGGTCTCTACCGTGTAGCGTGACCAATACCCGCCGTCGACCTGTGCCCGCACACGGCAGGGGAACATCATGAATGCCACATCGCCATCCGACAGGTCGGCCTGATGCAGTTCATATTCTTCATACTCACGGCTTCCATAAATTGGCGTCCACCCCTTGGCTTCGGCCTCCGTCTTGAACAGTAACCAAAAATCCGTCATCGTATCATCTCCTTTCTGTAATCGTTAATCGTCTTATCATACAATAGTTTCACAAAGCAGTCTCCCCATGCCATAGCCCTAACATCGCTGTAATGCCATATTTGCCCCTGTGCCAGACGATCGAGCTCCGGCAGGTGTCCGAACCGTTCAAAGCCACCGACGGCCTCCAATGCCCGCTGTTCGTCTGCCGTAGGCACTCCGCCCAGAGCCTCATTCTCCTGTTCTGTTATCGAACGTATCTCGTCACGGATCGAGAAAAATAACCCAAGGACGACATGAAATGCCATCCTCTCCGTTGCCTCTGTCTCGATGGAGACCACATTGATGATGTCTCCATACGTCAGGTCACGAGCCAACATGCCCTGTGCGTCCTTCACCTGCCCGAACGACCAATGGCGGCAATCAACATCGAAGCGGGTATACTCCACTATCGTCTGTAGCGATAGACGTTCATCATCCGAAAGGCAAAGAAATTCCTCGTATGTCAGCTTAGGTATCTTCATTGCCTTATGATATTTGACTGTTCTGTATTTTGACCTTTATAGACAAATATGAGATTATGATAAAAGTGTATTGAGATTATATTTTTGTCAAAATATGTTTTTTCGTAACCGGCTATAGGGAACTCACTATTATTCAAATTGTCGGTTAGTGATTTAAAAAAGTTCATTAAAGTGTATTCAGCCTTTAAATCAAGAGAACCTCCATATGATTTCCAATAGGATGTTTGAGTATCCTCAATGACATAAATACCTCCATCCTTAAGCAAGGGAAATAATATTTTGAATGTTGTTATAACGTGACTGTTTAAATGGCTACCGTCGTCTATTATAACGTCAATATTGCCAATCTGACTACAAACATTATTTAAGAATAAACTATCTGTTTGGTCACCTTTGAATATCTTTATTCGATCCTCATTGTGTTTTGATTTATCAAAAATATCAATCCCAAATATGAGCCCTTTTGGAAAATAATCTTTCCACATTCTTAATGATTGACCGCCAGCATTAATATCATCATCCCCACCAACCCCAATCTCGAGCAGGTTTATTGTTTTGTTTTCAAATCGTGATAGGTGAAACATATACGGTGCTGCGTAATTGTGACCGTTGACTTTATCTGTTCCATGTTTAAGTCCTATTTCGTTTAAATCTTTCATATCTCTAATATTTTAAGTTTTGTTTGTTCGGATAAATACACTGAAAATAATCCTTCTAAAAAAAAAGTGAAGGCCTTGTATGGTTGCCCTTTTCGATGAGTCTCGAATGATTCATATAACGTTTTTACCTCTTCAATTCTGGAATCACGGAAGAAAGATATAACCTTATTCAAATAATTGGTACAATAGTCATCAAAAACCTTCGGAGCTGCTATCCAATAATTACACCAACAAATATGTTTAATCGGATATTCGTACAGGTTGAACGGGAAAAAATGGTAACGATCCACCACCTTGCACATATCGGTAACAGATTTGAACCCCTCCCTGACAAATGGGTGCTTCTGCCCGCTGTACAGCTTTGGGGAGATAGTCACCACATCCGCCGTCGTAGTGCGCAGGACACGGTACAGCTCTTTTGCCGTCTTCTCCGTCTTTTCGTAGAAACGCCACGATAGGACGCCTACAAATTTCTTGTCTATCCACTCATTGCGTCTTGTCAGCCACAGATCAAGTATCACATCGTTTTCAAAATTATGTGTTGTACCACTATTGTCATAAGGGATGAACCCATTGTCGAGATTGTTCTTTGACTTGTCATCATAGAAAATCTGATAGACCTGAAATGGTGTGTACATTACCGCCTTTTTCGCAGTCACCGGACGCACGTTGAACAGCTCCTGATACAGCAACGGACGCTGGCGCATCAGCAACAGCCGTTGTTCAGGTGTTGCCGTCGTGTGCTCTATGTACTGGCCGTCAACATATATCTTCATAGCAGTCGTGATGTCGGTTGTGATAACCCATTTGTGAAGGCATAACCGACGGCATCAAGCAGATGGTTGTTCTTGTCTACCGGCGTCTCGGATTTCTTGTCCGACCAGACATACTCCATCAACTCGGATTGAAGGTTGACAGATTCCTTCGTGACTATCATGTGATAGCCTTGCAGCTTCTTGATCCTCTCTATGACCTTCCATTTCGTGCATTTGACGATGTTGAACATCCTTTGAAGATCAACGATCAATCTATCCTCGGCGCAGTCGGCAACAATGCGATCCATCCGTCCTACATAATGATGTAGAACGCTCGTGAGCATGTCGAAGGACTGCCCGTTTTTGTAGAAACACTCTTCGAGAAAAATGATCTTTCGTTTTTCATCGACGGCCACCTTGACCAGCGCATCAGGATCAGATGAGAACCCGAAATCAAGACCGTATCGGAAAGGCAATGTATTGTCAAAGTCCCCTATCTCCCAATCCGTGAAGATAGCCCCTTCGATCTGTCCGTATTCGCCCTCGCCGTAGACCTTCCACCAGTTTGACCAATAACCGTACACTCCACGTGCAGCCTCGGCGTCGGACTTCATCTTTGCCTGCCTAAAATCCTCTATCTGCTTGTCCGTCAGATTGTCGTAATTATCCCTGAACGTCGAATGGATGATCGTTGCGTCCGCCTTATTTTGAATGTCGAAAAGCTCTGGATCGTCAACCCAGAATCTTGTAGAAGGATTCCAGTCAAAAAAAACGCATTCGCCGGTGCGTTGCATCAGCTGATGAACGACCGCCCAGTCAACCTTGTTGCACTCGTTGATGAACAGGATGTCACGGGTAGCGCCTATCGCCTTGCCTGGTGAATCGAACCCTATGAACTCGTGTATTGAATTGCCGTACCGATACACATAAGGATTCTTAGTCCTCATCATATCAGGCTGAATGCCCTTTCCTGTCAGTATTTCATCATAGTCACGTATCGCCCCCCCTATTAGATGAGGTAGCGACTGTGAAACGGTGGTCACTATCCGTTGTTTTCGCTTTCCAAGAATCAGGTCCAATAGTTGGAGCGTTGCAAAGGTCTTCCCTGAACGAGTGCCGCCCCTGTTGCCTATATAACGATAGCCCCCGTTATATGCCTGTGCGGTTTTGAAAAACGTCTCGGTGTACATTTGCTTACAGTTTTATAC